CAGCCGACGCTCGAGATGGCCGAGCGGTGGAGCAAGCAGCGGCTGCAGGCGATGATCGACGTCACACCCTGCCTGCGCGCCAAGGTGGCGCCGTCCCGGTCCCGGGACAGCGGCAACACGACCCTGCTCAAGGAGTGGCCGGGCGGGCTGGCGATCATCAGCGGCGCCAACTCGGCGGCCGGCCTGCGGTCCATGCCGGCGCGTGCCGTGTTCGCCGACGAGGTCGACGCCTGGCCGCTGGAGATCGAGGGCGAGGGCGACCCGATCAAGCTCGCGGAGGCGCGCACGGCGACGTTTCCGCGGCGCAAGATCTTCCTGTGCAGCACGCCGACCATCGAAAGCCTGTCGCGGATCTGGCGCGAGTGGCAGGCGTCGGATCAATCGCACTACCTCGTGCCGTGTCCGCGCTGTGACCACCGGCAGTCGCTGCGCTGGGAGAACCTGCGCTGGCCGGAGAACAAGCCGGCGGCGGCGGTGTACCAGTGCGAGGGCTGCGGCGAGTCGATCCACGAGCACCACAAGACCGACCTGCTGCACGACGGCGACTGGCTGGCGCTGTTCCCCGAGTGCGACGTGCCGGGGTTCCACATCAACGGCCTGTACACGCCGATCGGCCTGGGCTTGTCCTGGGGCGAGCTCGCGCGCGAGTGGGACGACGTCAAGCACGACCCGCCACGGCAGAAGACCTTCACCAACATCCGCCTCGGCGAGTGCAACCCGGACCCGACCGAGAAGCTCGAGATCGACGCGCTGCGCTCGCGGGCCGAGGACTACCGGCTGCGCACGGTGCCGCGCGGCTGCCTGGTGCTGACGGCCGGCGTCGACGTCCAGAAGGACCGCGTCGCGGTGCTGCTCCTCGGCCACGGCCGCCAGGGCGCGCAGTGGGTCATCGACTGGACCGAGATCCCGCTGGACTGGACGCGGCGGGAGGAGCGGGCGCGGCTGGACGACTACCTGGCGCAGCCGCTGGTGAACAGTTGCAGCGTGCCGATGCGTGTCAGCGTCGGCCTGATCGACTCGGGCTATCTCACGGACGACGTGCTGGACTACGTCCGCCAGCGCCGGGGTCGGGGGATCATCGCCGGCAAGGGCGCGAGCACGTTCAACCGGCCGATCCTCAACCGGCCGAGCAAGCCGGACGTCAACTGGCGCGGCAACACGCTCAAGCACTCGGCCGAGATCTGGATCGTCGGCGTCGACACCGCCAAGGCGGCGCTGTTCGCGCGCCTGACGGCCGACGGCAAGCAGGCGCTGGCCGGCGACCGGATGATCCATTTCGCCGCGGACCTGGACGAGAGCTTCTATGCGCAGCTCACCGCCGAGGTCTACGACACCACGAAGCGCCGCTGGGTGAAGATCCGGCCGCGCAACGAAGCGCTCGACTGCTGGGGCTACGCGCTCGCCGCGGCGCACCACCCAACGCTGCGCCTGCACACCTGGCGCGAGCCGCAGTGGGCGAAGCTCGAGGCGGCGCTTGAGCCAATGGGCGGCGACCTGTTCGCCCAGGCCGACCGGCCGGCGGAGTCGGCGGCGGCACCATCGACAAACTCGCCGGCGCCGCAGAAGTGGCTCCGCACGAAAGATTCCTGGCTTAGGAGACGATGACATGACCTGGCAGCACCCGACCGGCAAGCGTCCGACGCGCGTTTCCCTGGTGGCGCTCGGACCAACCCACCACGATTTCACGTCATCCGCCATTCAGCCGGAGATCCCGCAGCCGATCTGGGACGTCGACGAAATCTGGACGCTCAATCGCGGCGCCCTGGCGCTGCCACACGATCTGCTGTTCGTGATGGATCACCTGTGGGGCGAGGCCGAGCGATTCCCGAGCTACGGCTACCGGCTGTGGAACCATGACCGGCCGATCATCACCTCGGACAACTGCGACGGCTGGCCGGCACACGTCCACCGCTACCCGATTGCCGAGGTGCTCGACTACGCCGAGCGGGTGCTGCACGCCAAGCACGGCGACTGGTGGCACAACAGCGTGCCGTTCCTGGTGGTCTATGCCGCCATGATCGGCGTGCGCGAGCTGCGCGTCTGGGGCGCGGACTACCACCACCACAAATCCGGCCGAGTCGAGGATGGCCACCCGTGCGTCGCCTACTGGGTCGCCAAGACCGAGTCGGTCGGCATGATCACCTACCCGGTCGCCACGTCGACATTCCTCGGCGCCGACAACCGGGATTGGATCTACGGCTATCGCGATGACCCACGCGCCGACGCGGTCGGCCGTAGGCGTACGTTCAACAAGCTGATCGGGAGGCTCGACTGATGCCGCGCTATCGCTGGATCACCTGGAACAACGAGACCCGCACCCTGCGGGGCTGGGCCATGCTGGTCGGCATGGCGCCCGGCACCCTGGCTGACCGTCTGCAGCGCCTACCGATGGACAGGGCATTGGCGACCGGCCTGGTGGACTGCCGCCGGGCTGGGCAACTGGGAAAGGCGGCCAGTAGCTGGTCGGCGACGACGGGGGCTTGACATTTTCTTTGTCGGCGCTTTAAGGCTTGCATGACGCTGGTCGAAGCAGAAACCCTTCTTACTGCCGCCCAGTCTGCCTACCAGGCCGCGCTCACGGCACGGTCTGTCACTATCGGTGACCGCACCGTCATCAATCACGAGATCGAACGCCTCGGTCTTGAAGTAACCCGCTGCCAGCGGCGCGTCAACGAGCTTAGCGCCATCGCCGCCGGCGCGTCTCCGTACACCATCGGGACGTGGCGATGATCGACTGGCTGCGATCGCTGCTGCGCTTCCGGGAGAACGCCAGGCTGCGCCGCGTTTACGAGGCGGCACTGTCGAGCAACTATCGGCCGCGGCGCGGCAACGATTCCAGCGCCGACACGGTGATGGACTCGGCCAAGAATCGGCTGCGCGAGTATGGCCGGTGGCTCGACGAAAACCACGACATCGCGACCGGCGTGCTTGACGACCTGGTCGCCAACATCGTCGGCACCGGGGTCACCGTCGAGCCGATGGCGCGCACCACGGCCGGCAAGCCAGTGGCCGCCGTTAACGACCAGTTGGCCATGCTCTGGTCGGCGTGGTGGCGCCGACCCGAGGTCACGAACGAAATCCCCGGACCTGAACTGGAGCGGCTCATCGTCCGCACCTGGCTGCGTGACGGCGAGGTCTTCGTCCAGCATGTCAGCAAGCGCACTGCGCGCTACCCAACGGCCATCCCGTATCGGCTGGAGCCGCTGGAAGGCGATTTTGTGCCGTTCGATCTGTTCAGCACCAAGGACGGCGTGACGCACGGCGTTCAGAAAGACGCCTGGGGCCAGCCGATCGGCTATCACGTCTACAAGACGCACCCGGGCGACATGCTGCGCGGCCTCGATCTGGCGACCAAATTCGTGCCGGCCGAAAGCATGACGCACCTGAAGTTCAGCCGGCGCCTGCACCAGACCCGCGGCGTCAGCCTGTTCCACTCGGTCTTCACCCGCCTCGACGACCTCAAGGACTACGAGGAAAGCGAGCGGGTCGCGGCGCGCATGGCCGCAGCGTTCGCCGGGTTCATCCGCAAGGGCGCGGACTACAACCCGGAGCTGTCAACTGCGGGCCTGCGTGAACTGGAAATGCGGCCGGGGATCATCTTCGACGAACTGCTGCCAGGCGAAGAAGTCGGGACGATCTCGCACGATCGCCCGAACACGAACCTGCACCAGTTCCGCAACGCCATGCTGCGCGCCGTTGCCGCGGGCACGGGCACGCGGTACAGCGCCATCGCCAAGGCATACGCCGAAGGCACCTATAGCAGCAACCGCCAGGAGCTGGTCGAGGGCGCCGTCCACTATCGCCGCCTGTTTTCGTATCTCGTCGACCAATTCTATCGCCCAGTTTGGGAGCGTTTCATCGACCACGCACGGCTTGCGGGCGCGCTGAAACTGTCGCCCGGCCTCGACCTGCCGTCGCTGTACGCCCCCGAGTTTCGCCCGCCGGCGCTGCCGTGGATCGATCCCGCCAAGGAGATTGCGGCGCACGCGCAGGCGGTGGAGGCCGGCTTCCGGTCGCGCTACCAGGTCATCAAGGATCTCGGCGGCAACCCACGCGAGGTCGATCAGCAGCTCGCGGCGGACGACTTCGACGTGCGGCCGACCGAACCGGAAGAATCCGCCGAATCCGCGCCGGATGATGCCGATGAGGCGCCGAAGGAGAAGGCAGCATGAAAACCATTGTCAGGCTCGGCCTGGAAATCGACCGCGCCAAGCAGTCCGACGCGGAACGCCTCGAGGTGCCGGTGTGCATCTCGTCCGACACGCCGCTGCATCAGCCTGAACTCAACCGGATGCTGCGCCTGTCGCACACGGATGGCGCCATTGTCCTCGACCGCGCCAAGGTGTCCGGTATCCCGGTCAGGGAGATGCACCAGCGGGCGCTGCCGCTGGCGCGTGTCTTTGATCCGTGGATCGGTCCTGACAGCAAGTTGCGCGGCACCATGCGGTTCTCGCGCTCCGGTGACGGCAAGGCCCGCTATCAGGACGTGATGGACGGGATCATCTCCGACCTGTCGGTCGGCGCAGAAATCCACGAGTTCCGCGACGAGGACGAACTCCTCATCGCCACCCGATGGGAGCCGGTCGAGGTGTCGATCGTCGACACCGGACTGGACCCGGCCGCGGGCATCGCCCGCATTCAACGAGAGGAAACGAAAATGCCTGAGACCGACGGTCAGAAGACCGAGAACGGCGGTCGCGAGACCGTCGACGTGATGCGCCGCGACTACAAGGTCGCGCAACTGGCGGGCGAAAAGAAGGCCCGGCAGGAGGAGCGGCAGCGGATTTCGGAAATTGACGAGATCTTCACGCTCGCCATTATTCCGAAGTCCGAGTGGTTCACCGCGCTGCGCGCCCGTGCCATCGACGAAGGCTGGAATGTCGATCTGACTCGCAAGCAGGTCATGGAGAGCCTGAACTCCGAGCCGGCCATCGACCACCGCATGATGGAGGTCGAGCGGAAGGCCCCGGCGGCCCCCGGCAACCAGCCGCGCGAGCTGGGCCGCGTCGAGATGAAGGCCGACCAGATGGACAAGTTCCACGACGTCGCTATCGACACCATCCTGGTGCGCGCTGGCCTGGATGACTCGAAGGAAACCGTCCGCCGTGTGGCCGAGGGCGGGTTCCGGTCGCTGTCGTTGCAGAAGCTCGGCGAGGAGTTCCTCGCGCTGCGTAACGTGTCGACGCGCGGGCTCGGCAACGACGCGATCTCGAAGATGCTGGTGACCCGCTCCGGGCCGCACACGCACTCGGACTTCACCTCGATTCTGGCCAACGTCGCCACCAAGGCGGCACAGCGCGGGTGGACCGAGGCCAACACCACCTGGCAGGACTGGTGCAACGTCGGCTCGCTGCCGGACTTCAAGCCCGCCACGATCGCCGGGCTCGGGGCCTTCCCTGACCTCGATAAGATCCCGTATGGCGGCGGTCCCTATGCGCACAAGTCGATGGACGATGTCCACGAGACGGCGCAGATCGAGACCTATGGCGCGCTGTTCGGCATCAGCCGCCGGGCGATCCAGGACGACGATCTGATGCAGCTGACGCGCACGCCCATCAAGATGGGCGCTGCCGCGGCTCGCAAGGTCAACAGCCTGGCTTACGCCGTGGTCGCCACCACCGGTCAGACCATGACCGAGGACAGCACGGCGCTGTTCGACGTTAGCACCCACGCCAACTACGTCGCTTCAAGCGGCGCCGTTCCGAGCACCACGACGCTCGACGTCGCCTATGCGGCGATGATGAAGCAGAAGGCGCCGCTGCGTTCCGGCGACACCTCGACCCCTTACCTGAACATCCGGCCGCAGTTCTTGCTGGTTCCGCCGGAGCTGATGGGTGTGGCCGAGACTGTTGCACAGGCGCAGTACGACCCGAATGCTGGCACCACGACCAAGAACCAGTTCAATCCGAACCGTTACCAGGGCCGGCTGACCGTCGTCACCGAGGCGCTGATGTCGGCCACCTCGACGACTGCCTGGATCCTGGCCGCGCCGAAAAACGGGCCGGTGGACACCGTCACGGTGTTCTTCCTGGATGGGCGGCAGGAGCCATACCTCGAGGAGGCGACCCAGATCGAGTACGACGGCGTGACCTGGAAGGTCCGCATCGACGCGGTCGCCCGCGCGCTCGACTGGCGCGGCATGTACAAGAACATCGGCGCCTGATGACTAGGAGACACTGAGATGGCAAGCAACATCCTCGACATGAATGGCGCCCACACCGTCAAGTACACGACGACGGGCGCGGTAACGGTTGGCACTCTGCTGCTGGTGAGCGCTACCCCGATGGTGGCCATGGAGGCCGCGACTGGTTCCGGCCAGGTCATCGAGTGCGCGGTCGGCTGCGAAGCGTCGCTCGCCAAGAAGGCCGCGGCGTCGACCAACTGGGCGGCGTTCGGCCGGGTCTACTACGTCACGACCGGCGGCGTGAACAAGCTCACTGGCGGCGCGGCTGCCGGCAAGCTGATCGGCTACGGCCCTGCACTGACCGCTACCGGCGCCACCTCGGGCCGGGTGCGGCTGCTGGCAGGCCCGGCGCTGCTCGGCACGACGTCCTAACCAGGCAGGCCCCGGGGCAACCCGGGGCAACCTGACCCATGGACTTTTCGGCCGCCGCCTCGCAGCTGTTCGACGTGCTCGGCACGGCGGCCACCTATCGTGCCCAGTCCGGCGATGTGTCGCTGACGGCGATCGTGCGCGATGACCTGCCGCCGGATCTGCTGGGCGGCCTGGTGCGGGTGGATCAGACGGTGCTCGATCTGCTGACCGCCGAATGCGGCGGGCACAACGCCGTGCAGCCGGGCGAGGGATTGGTGATCGGCGACATCGAATACGGGATCGATCGCGTTGAGTCCGACGACGGACTGATCACGCGGCTGGTATGCAGCAACCGGAGCGGCTAGAGGGGCCTGACGTGTGGTCGAAGACCCGCAGACGCCATCGCGCAAGAGCCTCTGGGAATTCCTCGGCCCGGGACTCAGCAGCGCTCTCGTTACGCTGCTCGTCACCGGCGTGGTATGGGGCGCTGTGGCTGTACGTGACATGGCTCGGTCTACTGCTGATCGGGTCACCGCCCTTGAGCAGCGCGACAGCGACCACGAACAGCGACTCCGCAAGCAGGAGTCTCGCGAGCCCCGGCTCGGCCCCATGGCCGACGAGCTACGCAAGCAGTGTGCAGAGCTCGACGATGCTCTCGGTAAATGCCAGGAGCGGGCCTCGGTGATCGAGAATCAGATCAAGCACATCACGGGCGAGCAGGATCGGGTATGCCAGCGCGTGCTGGCGTGTCAAACAGCCACCAACCGGAGATAAGTCATGGAGCGGTTCAAAGTTACGCTGGACATGCAGATCGACGACATCAGCCAGGCAGGCGGCAATCCGTTCTCCACGTTCTCGGCGGTGTACTACGACTGCTCGCGTGAGGTCATGCACTCGATCGAGTCGGCCATTGCCAAGGCGCTGATCGAGCTTGGCGATGCGGGTCTTGCCAAGAAAACGGGAAAGGCATGACCGACGCGCGCCAACAGACGCACTGCAGCATCTGCCTATCGGTCATCTTGATGGGCGCTGCCTTGGGAACGGTTGGCGCGCTGATCTTTACGGCCGTGATGCTGTATGGCATGACCGGAGGCTTCGCATGGTAGCTCCCGTGATCGTGGCTGCCATCCCGACCATCCTTGAGATCGGCGGGAAGCTGATCGAGCGGCTGTTCCCGGATCCGCAGGACGCCGCGCAGGCCAAGCTAAAGCTGTTCGAGTTGCAGCAGTCCGGCCAGCTGGCCGAGCTCGACGCCTGGGTCAAGGCCATGCAGGCCGATGTCGAGGACCGGGCCAGTGCGCGCCAGCGCGAGGCGCAGACTGGCGACACGCGCACGCCGCAGACCCTGGCCGCCGTGTTCACGGTTGGGTTCTTCGGCGTGCTCGGCTGGCTGCTGGTTTCCGGCGCGCCAGCGCATGGTAGCGAGGCGCTGCTCGTCCTGCTGGGTGCGCTGAGCGCCGGCCAGGCGGCAATCCTGAGCTACTACTTCGGGTCATCCAGCTCGTCGCGCACCAAGAACGACACCATCCAGCGCCTGGTGGGACCACAGCCATGACGCGCGACGACGCCATCGCGCTGATCATCAGCCTGGAAGGCGGGTACGTTAACGACGCGGCCGATCCTGGCGGAGAGACCAAATACGGGATCAGCAAGCGCGCGCACCCGGACGTGGACATCGCCGCGCTGACGCCGGACGCCGCCGCGGCGATCTACCGCGACGAGTACTGGAACCCCTACGCCGGCCGCGTGGCCGCTGTCGCGCCGGCGCTGGCCGTGCTGGTGTTCGACGCTGCCGTGAACCAGGGCCCGAAGGCGGCCGTCGAGATGCTGCAGGGCATCGTCGGCACCCTGCAGGACGGCAAGATCGGGCCGATGACTCTGGCCGCGCTCGAGTCCGCCATCGACGCGCATGGCGAGGGCGACGTGATGGCGCGCTATGCCGCCGCCCGGGCGCTGCGCTACGTCAACTCGCGTGGCTGGGATCGCTTCGGCCGCGGCTGGTTCAACCGCCTGATGACCGTGCTCATGCGCGCCTCGGCAACGCAGGTCGCGCACGGCATTTCGTTCCCCGAGCTGCGCGCGCTCGTGTCGCGCGCCATCGATCTTCTGGAGGCCGCCTGATGCTCACCACCCAGCAACTCACCACGCTCGCTTCGGCGATCCGCGCCGACACCGATCAGGCCGTCATCGACGCCCTGGCCATCCGCAACGACGTGGCGCTCGCCGAGCTGTACAACGCCGCCACGACGCACGTCGTCTGGCGCTCCACGCTGACGCCGGAGCAGGCGCGTGCGGCGATCTCCGGCGGCGCCGGGCTGGCGCAGTTGGACAATCTCACCGCCGGCAAGCGGGACTCGCTGTTCTGGGTCTTCAACGGCGTGACGCAGCCGGGCAATTCGGCGCAGCGCAGCGCCATCGAGGATCTGTGCGGCTCGCAGAACACGCTCAAGGCCGCGATCCTGGCCGCGCAGAAGCGCGTGGCGACCAAGGCCGAGAAACTGTTTGCCACCGGCACGGGGTCGGATGCCTCGCCGGCGATCCTCGGATGGGACGGGATCCTGAGTCACAACGACGTGAGCGTGGCGCTCAACACCAACCCGTGAGGTGACGCGACATGCCTGCCAACTACACCGCTCGCGGCACCCAGACCTCGGTTCTCACGACCGAGCTTAACTCGCTCGCCTCGGCGGCGGTCTGCACGGCGTCGGCCGCGCAGGACAACGACACCGCCGGGACGCGGGACACCTACGCGCAGTTCGAGGTCTATCTCGCGGCGCAGGGCAGCAACCGCACCGCCGGGGCGTCGATCTCGCTGTACCTCGTCCCGGAGTCCGACGGGACCAACTACGGCAACACCACGGACGAGTGCCTGGACAACTACCTCGCCTGGTCGTGGGGCCTGGACGATGCCGCGTTAGCGGCGCGGTACCTCATCGCCGACTGCGTGCGGCTGCCGGTCGGCGACTGGAAGGCGCTCATCAAAAACAGCACGGGACAGGCGTTTGCCTCGTCCGGCAATACGGTCAAGTATCGCGTCTGGACGTATGAGGACGCTACCTGATGGGTCGAATCGTCGTCGACGAGCTGCAACTCCGCGAGCCCCGGCTGTTGGTGCCGGGGATGCAGCCGCTGGGGCCTGTCAAGGTGGATACAAACAACTCCATTGGAAGAAAAGCTAGAATATTTTTTTATCCGAATGGATCAAGAACGCTAGCTGTTGCGTTAAACGAAAAGGAAACAATAGCTAGGCTGTCTGTTGATAGCGGATTTTCTAATCCGGTGCTAAACGCACCGCATCTGCGCGGCAATTTGGTAAGACCTTGGACCGCTTACGCTAGCGGTGGGTATCTTGGGCAGCGATATAACATTGATTCTGGAACAATCGTAAAAAGCATAAATGGTAGCTGGACGTTTGTTGCGAAAATCGATCCGCATTTGGGGTATAATGTTGGAGGAGCTGGAAACGACAGTAGTTACTTGCGCTTAACTGGAAGCTCATCGCAGGGAGTAAATATTTATGATTATCCTACCGGATGGGAGTATATAGATTTTACTTTGGAGTGCAGAAACACAAGTTCTCAATACGACAAAATAGTAAAAAGGATTACTAATTCAAATAGATACTTCACGGTATTTGGAGAAAAAATAGGTACTGCACAGTGGAGCATGTACATAGATAATGTTTTGCAAACTCCGGACTCTTCCGCTAATGACGCGAGCTATAGTATTCCGGATTTGTCAGTTGGAGATTTACTAGGGCACGGTAACACTTACGTTGGCGTTTCTAGGTGTGAGTATGTAGGTGCTTTTTCTCCAGCGTTGTCTGCGGACGAACGCCGATCTTTAATGGCAGACCCTTACCAATTCTTGACTGTGTGACATGGCCCGCATTCCCCGCCTACTGCTGATCGGGACCGCTGGGGGCGGCGGGGCGGTGACGCTGACGGCCGGCGCAGGCGCGGTCAGTTTGTCCGGCGTCGCCGCCGGCCTGACGGCGCAGCGTAAGGTCACGGCAGAGGCAGTCAGCTTTGCCCTGACCGGCATCGCCGCCACTCCGAAGCTAGGGCGCGCGCTGGCCGCCGACGTTCGCGCCTACAGTCTCGCCGGCCAGGCGTCCGGGTTGACGGCGCAACGCCGCCTGACCGCCGACGTTTGCGCCTATGCGTTGACGGGCATCGCCGCCAACCTCACCAAGGTCGGGTCGTTCGCCCTGTCGGCCGATGCCGCCGGATTCACGCTGACCGGCCAGGCGGCGACCCTCAGGGCGGCCCGCCAGCTCGTTGCCGATGCGTCCACCTATGCGCTCACCGGAAACGCGGCCGGCCTGACAAAAACCAGCGCGCGCAGCCTCACCGCCGAGACGGGCACGTTCGCGCTGGCTGGCCAGGCGGCAACGCTGTTGCCGTACCAGCACGCTTACCCCGTCAGCGACGTAAGCGCCGGCGATTGGCAGCCGTCCAGCGGGTCCGACCTGTTCGCGATGCTGGACGAGGGCTATACCCCGAACGCCGCGGACTACATCTTCACCAACACCCTGAGCACGGCCCGGGTGAGTCTTGGCCTGCTCAACGATCCGGGCACCGACAGCGGCATTACCTTCAACTATCAGGCGCGCGGTGACGGCAGCACCGATCTGGTGGTGCGCCTCAAGCAAGGCGCAACCACGATAGCCACTTGGACCGAAGCCAACGCCGCCGCAACCGACACGCTCTATGCGCACTCCCTCACTACCGGCGAGGCCGCCGCGATCAACTGGGCGACCGCGCTGGACCTCGAGCTCGAGGCCGCCTGATGTTGCTGCCCCCGCATCCGCACCTGTCCTACTTCACGCAGAACGCGAGCGTGCCCACCGCCGTCGGCGTTCAATGCGGAACGTCGATCACCTCGGGCAGCGCCAATGCCGCCGGCACCTGGACGCAGATCCACGCCGGGCTGACGTATCCGTCCGAGATGGTGATGGTGCGCATCAACGCTATCGAGAACTCTGCCGACACGATCGCTGCCACCACCCTGAACTGTTATTTCGACATCGGCATTGGGCCAAACAGCGGCGCTGTCACGACGATCGTCGAAAAGCTCGGCGGCTCGCAGGCGCAGGGCCTGGGCGTGATCTACGTGATGCCGCTGCGGATTCCGCCAGATACGCCGATCTGGGGCCGGCACCAGAACACGGCCGCATCGTCAAAAGGGGCAGTCCAGTTCACAGCCTATGGCGGCAATGCCAATCCTGGCACGGTCCCGCTGATCACGCAGATCGTGGCGCTCGGCGCTACCACTGCAAGCACGACCGGGACCACAGTCACGCCGGCGAATGCGACCGAGGATGCGTGGACGCAGATCGTCGCCAGCACAGCGGAGGATTACGCCGGGTTCATGGTGTCGCCGTTGTTCAACGTGGACACGACCCTTACCAGTGGGCTGGTGTCGCAGACTGATCTGGCGGTTGGATCCTCCGGCAACGAGAAGGTCATCGCCGAGAACATCACGACCGAGTATCTCTGGTCGAGCAACGAGCAGAAGGACGCTTTCTGCTGGTACACGCTGGTCGGTGTTCCGGCGGCCTCGCGGCTGTGCACGCGGACGGCGGGATCAGCCGCTGCCGACGGCACGGCAAGTCAGATCATCTATGCGTTCAAGCACTGAGGACGGCGATGGCGATCTCCGAGCACGCAAGCGGCACGCGCACCACCGGAACCCCGCCAGAAGCTAGCTTTACCGCGCTCGGCACGGGGGGCGATACGACGGACGGGGTCTTCCAGTTCTTCCTCGACGTCAGCAATCTGGCCAACGGCGACACGCTCGAAGTGCAGGTGCTCGAAAAGGTGCTGTCCGGCGGCACGGCGCGGCTGGTGTTCGAGGGCGTCATGGCCAATGCCCAGGACGAGCCGGTCTGGGTCAGTCCGGCGCTGCTCCTGCTGCACGGCTGGACGCTCCAGATCAAGCAGACGACCGGCACGGCGCGCGACATCTACTGGAGCCAGCGGAAGGTCGCCTAAATGGCCATCTGGGGCGGCTTTGGTCCGTTACAGGCCGGGGCTGCCCTCGGAAGCCACGTCCTTGCGGCCGGCACCGGTAGCTTTGCCCTAACTGGCCAGGCGGCAAACGCCCTGGCAGGCCGCACGCTTGCAGCCGGCACCGGCAGTTATTCAGCCACCGGCCAGTCTGCAGGGCTCGCCCGCGGTTATCACCTCACGGCAGCGGCGGGATCGTTTGCCGTCACTGGCCAACCCACCGGGCTGATTGCCCATCGATCGCTGACAGCGACTGCTGCCGCGTTCCTTTGTTCGACTCAGGCGGCCGGGCTGACCGCAAGCCGCTCCCTGGCGGCTGGGCATGGCGCCTATGCATTGGCCGGGCCGGATGTGTCCTTGACCTATACCCCGGGCGCGGGCGAGCGCCTGCGGGTGTCCTGGGTGCGCCTGGATGCGCCGTGGGTCGCATCGGTTAAAACCCTGTCGGCAGCCGCCG